GATTATCACATCACCCTTAGCTAATCGCGGGTCCGACCATGCGGCAAAGGAATCCCCGACACGTTCAATGTTGTGTCCCCAGAATCGGCGCGTGAAGTCAATTTCTCGCCCGGTGCGCTTGATTTTGCTGCGAAAACGATTGCGAAGAAATCGCGTCCAGATGCCCATCAGCACCCACTCCTTCGCTGCAAATCATTCTGGTACATCTCGTCATTGTGGCGGCGCTCTTTCTGCTCTGCGCTCAGCACGGCTTCTGTCTCGCGTTCGATGCGGTCTAGCCCGAGAATCCTGTCGATTACGCTCGTCAGGTCGCTGATGCCCTTTGCCAGCGTGGGCGATTCAAACGCTGCACAAGCGCAATGATCCGTCAGACAATGGCCGAGTGTTTCGGTTAAATCGTAATCATCGGATGCGTGGCTGGCGCTAGAATGCCCGCAGATACATCCTCCCGGCGCAACAAGTGTCAGATTTTCTTCGGCGAGATGCTCTTCGGTCTGTTCGAGCAGGGCGACAAGCGCTTCAGTTTCCGTTGCGCCCAATGCCTCCAACCACGACGGCATATCAATGTCGTAGTAGCGGTCGAAAAAAGCGCGATAGTCCCAACCGTGTTCGGGCGTCGGATTATCTGTCCTGTGTACAGTGATTGGCCCGTAGATGCGTTCCGCGTCTGCTCTCGTCATCGCTTCTTCCCCTTTTTGGCTTGCCGCAACGATTCCCGCAAAGCCGCCAGTAGGTTCTGCTCTTTCACCGGCTCCGGGGCGTCGCAGCATCCTTTGAAGATTGGGTGTCGTTCCATGTCCAGAATATTCGCATACCGTGTAGTAGAGAAGCAAGGAAAATCGTAGTACTAAGGCGAGAATGTTACTAGCTTTCCCACTTTGGTAGTGGTAGGCTCTTTGCGTGGGAGGAAAACGCATGATGGCCGTGAAGTCCAAACCAAAGCAGGCAAGCATCAAAATCGACCGCGAAGATTACGACCGCATTGCACAGGAGGCCGAAGCGAATACGCGCTCAATGGCCCACCAGTTGCGTGTCATCTTCCGCGAGTACTTCAAGGCGGTTTCGGCATGAGACTGATTCAGGTCGATGCAGGCCCAGATGGGAAGCGCAAAGCGCGCATCTACGGCGGGTATAAGCCCGATCCTATAACCCTGTGCTGCTTTGCGGCGGTAGTGGCCGGGATCATCGCGGTGCTCATCATCGGATTGATGCCGCTGCCATGAGCCGGGGATTCAAACGCGACGAACCAATCACGAAGATGCTGCGAGCTAATGGCCTGCTTCTCGACCGTCGTTCTTTCGTAGGCTATGACCCGCAGATGATTCCGCACCTGCTGTTGAAGGGCGACGATGTTGTCGTGCAGCGGGAGAGAGTCGCGCACAAATCAAAGGGCAAATGCGGGAAGTGCAAACGCCCGCTAGATACTGTCTTCGGAGTGCTCACTTTCGAAATGGATCACAAGAAGGGCGCCAGTTTCGGGCGGTGTGACTGCCTTCATAATTTAGACGCAGTGCACATTCCTTGCCATCGCGAGAAGCACGTTCAAGTGAAATTCCAAGCGGTCAAAGACTTCAACAAACTTTACCCAAGCACATGATTGATCGTATCAACAATGACGGGAACTATGAACCGACGAACTGTCGATGGGTTACTAGGACGGTGCAAAACAATAATCAACGGCCCCGGCGAATCTACCCGCCACGAAACAGTAAAGGTCAATTCTCAAGGGAGGCTTGAAATGTCTACGGATGCAATCTCCATCGTGAAGGTTATTGACGGCCAGATTGTGCAGGGCGAAGAGCTTCACATCTTTCTATCCGAACTATCGAAGCAGGCGAAGGGCATCGTAGTGAGCGACCAGACCACGTACTCCGATGCTCTCGAAATCTGCAAAAGAGCCGGCGACGCTTGCAAACAGGTCATGCTGGCCGCAGAGCCTGAACGCTTGGAACTGCGGCGGCGGCTTGATGAACTGCTCTCGCAGCGCGATAAGGTCATCGTGGCGATTCAATCGCAAGTAGCCCAACTGGAACAGACCGCGCGGACTTGGAACCTCAACGAGAAAGCGGCCGCGAAGCGCGAGCAGGACCGCATCAACGAGGAAGCGCGCAAAGCGGCAGAGAAAGCGAACTTTGGGAAGCGTGCCGCGAATCGCGTGGAACCTGTGGTAGTAAACGTCGCGCCGAATATCCCCACCGTTCCGGGCAAGCGCATCATAGAGCGCTATCGCTTTGAATTGCTCGACCTTTCAAAAGTGAAGCGCGAATTCCTGTGCCTCAACGAAACGAAGGTGAACATGAAGCTGCGAACGGATAAAGACGCGGCGAAGTCAGAGCGGGAAATCGGCGGGATTCGCGTCAGAATTGAGTAGCGCTGTAGGCCATAATTCCAGAGGAGCGAAACCGTGAAACAGGCATCCAGCAGGCGAGTTAAGGCACATACCAGCAAAACGCGAAACGCGCACCGCAAACATCGGCCAGAACGCGTTCTGACGGACAATAAAGCGATAGTTGTGCGCGCCCCGGAGCCTAAGCCGTGGCTCTTAAGCCCTGATGAGGTAGCGATACTCAAAAACGCCATTTGCAAGGGCGCATCGGATGAAGAACTGAAGTACTGCCTTACTGTTGCGCGCCGCTATGAGCTTGACCCTTTCCAGCAGCAAGTGTGGTTCGTTCCCCGTTGGGATTCGGAAGCGGAGCGTTCGGACGGAAAGAAGGGTGCGCGGCTTTACGTGCCGGTTGTAGGAATCAACGGGATGCTGCATATCGCTGCGCGCGACCACGCAGACTTTGGAACTTACTCAGAGCCGGAATACGGCCCGATGATAACCGTGCATTGGAACGACAAGCAGGGCAAAGCACATCCGTTGCAGGTGCCGGAATGGGCACGCATCGAAGCACACAAGAAAGGCTCTGCTCTGCCGACAGTGGCAAAAGTCTGGTGGAGTGAAATCTACCCGGACATTGACCGCGCTCCGCTGGTGCGTAGAATGCCGCGCTTGATGCTGGCAAAGTGCGCGAAGGCTCAAGCTACGCGAACGTCCTACCCGAAGACAGGCGGCTTGCTGATACCGGAAGAAACGCAGAGCCGCGAGTTTACGCAGTTCACGCCCGAAGGCCGCATTGTCTCACCGGCCGAAGTCATCGAAGTAAATCCGCACCTATCCGCCTACGAACAGCGCGAACAGGAAGGGCTGAAGAAACTGACCCAGCCGCAGCGTGAAGTGGTGGAGCGTAGAATGGCATCAACAACTTCAAAGCAGCCGGAACAGAATCCCGTTCCATGTCTCTTCTACAAAGAGATTCCGGGCAAGGAACTGTATGAAATCGACGGCTCTCAACAACTGAAGCATGAGCACCGCACCGTGCTGGTGCCGCTCTACATGAAGAACGCGGACGCCATCCTTGCCACACCGGAACAGTTGGGCAAGCTAATTTCCCATTTCGAGCGTATAAAAGTTCCGTTCAAGGCGCTAGACCGTCAACCCGGAGAATAGCCGATGGCGACAGTCAAAGAAGAATTCGAACTCCTGAAGGCCAAGATTCTGGCAGGCAAATCACATGAGCAGATTCACATCATCTACCACGACAAAGAGCGCAAGCGGAAGCTGGAGAATCCGCAGCAGTCAACGCGAGTGGTACTCAATCTGCGAAACCCGGAAACGTATAAGGAATTCAATCGCGAGAAAGAAAGATTTTTTGACATCGCAGTGGACCCGCATATCGCTTTACACCTGTTGATTCGGGCTCTGCGCGAAACGACGGATGAAACGATTCGGAGATGGTTGACGGAAGGCGAAGCGGAAGAGGTACCGGAATGGGCGAAGGACTGACGCGCTCCTTATTTGACGAATACAACGAAATAGGTCTATCACGCAGCAATCGCAACAAAATAAATCACAAGGAGAGCTATGGCGAAAAAGAAGAAGTTGTCAAAGGCAGTGGGTCCGCCCGTAAAGCGCGCTCGGCAGGCGCGGCTACCCGAGATGGACGATCCGAAGATCGAAGAACTCGAAAGCCTCGCGCAAGACTATGCTTCCATACGCGACCAGCGACAAGCCCTCACCGCACAGGAAGGCCCACTCAAACAGAACTTGCTGAACCTAATGAAATCGCAAAAGCGCGACCACTACAAACGCAACGGAATTGAAATCCGCATCGTCAACGAGAAAGAAAACGTGAAGGTCAAAGTCAAAAAGGCCGACGAATATCCTGATTGACAACCAAGGTTCGGGGCGGCGGCCCCTCAGAGTGAAGAGCGGTATCTTGACCCAAACCGCAAACTGCCGCTCCGAGCAATTCTCACGATACCCACAGCGACCTGTGGAAAACTAGAGGTGCTAAGTGGTAGAAACATTAGGCATATATAAGTTTTGCACAGGATGGCCGAGTTTTCCACAGAGAGTATCCCCTTCCCCTAGGTTTCCTTTCCCCCTTATGATCCCCCATTCTTTCCTCACCCCAACCCCTTCAGAGATTAACGGAGCGACGGCGTAGATGCCACGACACGTCACATACAAAATCAAAGGCAAGATGGTTCGCTCGCGCAATCATGGTAGGCCATTTAGCGAGATAACGCGGGCTCTCATCTCTGAGGGAATGCGGCCTCGTGATGCGGTTAATGAACTGCAAAGGGCTCGCGCGCGGATGCGTTCTAAAAACATGCCGGTTTCCGTGATGACCGCCGAAGAGCACGAAGCGCGGATGAAGTACAATCGCGAATACATGCGGGAGTGGCGACGGAGAAAGAATGGAAACCATTAGTTTCATCGTCTATGGCGAACCGATTCCGCAAGGTTCAACTCGCGCCTTCATTCCGAAGGGATGGAACCGGCCGATCATTACCGCAGCGAACAAACGCACGAAGCCTTGGCGTCAAGAAGTATCCGGCTCTGCCGTCGCTGCCATGGAGAAAGCAAAACTTCCGCTAATGACTCGCGGCGTCGGCGTCGCAGTTGCGTGCAGCTTTTACTTCGTAAAGCCGAAGAGCACAAAGAAATCGGTTACGCACAAAACAACGAAGCCGGATTTGGATAAGCTGGTGCGTGCGATTCTTGATGCTCTCACGGGAATTGTTTTTGAGGACGATTCGCAGGTGGTTTCGCTTTCGCTGGTAAAAGAATTCGCGCCGCGACCGCACGCGCAGATCAGTGTGGTAGCTCTATCGTGAGCCTAACAACCAAGAAGTTTCCGCACTGCAAAAGCACGTCAGTTCGCCTGCGAAAGTCTGTTAGCTTCTATGACACTGAGCAGCACTGGCAATGCAGCGATTGTGGCGGATGGTGGACGGAGCCGAACGGAAAGCTCGCTTCGGAGATGGAAATCAGCGGAAGGAGAGAAGCGTGACTGTACGATGGGAGATATTTTTTGCGGATGGAGTTTCCCTTTTTATAGAATCTCCCCCTCGCACCATAGCGGAGTGTTTTGGTCTTATACCGGGATGCCTTTGTATTCAGGGACACAGAGCGGGGGTTTCAACTTACGATGATTTGTTCATTTTTCCGATGGCTTCGATTCGTAACATTATCAGGAGGGAACAGTGAGCAGGTGGGACCAGCGAACGCCGGAAGAGAGAAGGCAGGACATCGAACAGCTTGAGCAAATCCACATACAACGCGCGATACTCAACCGCATCGAGGAAATCATTCGCATTCTTCGTGCAAATGTTATAAAACCACAATCGCTAGTCCTCACGATTAGCGACAAGGAGGGAAATCCATTGGGCTCACCGGCAACTCTAGGCTCCGCAGGCGGTTTGGCATCAGTTCAAGAATTCTCAGGACCGGGTGGAACTGGCGCACCTGAACCGAACGGCGGACCAATTCAGTACGCATCGGACAACACATCAGTAGCAACCGTAGACCCCGCGACCGGCGCGATTACATCAGTCGCAACCGGAAGCTGTAACATCTCGGCAACAGACAGCGTGAACGGTCTAAGCGATTCCGTCGCTGTGACTGTCTCGCTCGCCAATCAATCGCTCGTGCTCACCGTAACACCGAACCCCGGCACGGCTGCATCGGCTGCTGCTGCGAAGCTTGCAGCGTCGGCCAAGAAGTAGTATAAAGCGGCGCAACGAAGGGCCGCTTGAAAGGTAGACAACCCACTTCGGGGGCAGGCCCAACTTGCCCCCGATTTTTATTCTGCTTGACGGGCTACAGCAATTCCCCTATATTGCCCTCGCATCGACCGCGTAACCGCTGCGCGCCAGTTTGGATATTTGCGGCAACGCCTCAGCCTGAAGGTCTTCCCATCTCTCAAAAGCGGTATTTGCTCACTTATCCCGATGGCAGCAGAAAGCACATCAATCGCGAAGAGCGCGATTCGCTAGTGCTGTCACAATCCGCACGCCAGACCGCTCCAGAGCGTTATTTGTTCATCGGCAAGACTCGCACATTGCATAGTTTCCGAGAGCTGAGCGATTTCAATTTCTCCGGGGATTTCAGCCTATTGCGCCGATTCCTTGCAGGCAGTTTTGTATTTGAATTGCGTGGGGAACGTAAGCGCGAACTGCTGGAAACGCCAGAAGCAATGGCCCTGAGACTTTCGCACGCAAGCCCTTGAACCTCCCAGCGAAGCAAGTCAATATCCTGCTAGGTATCCGCAAAGAACTACTCGCCCACGAATTGCCTTCAGCCGCAGACCTCGATGCTGTCGCGGAAGAACGCCGCATCGCTCGCGCCACAGAACGCCCTCTCTCGCAACAGACCTTCCCGCAGAAACACGCGAAGTCCCACGGCCCCCGCTATCAACGCTTTCGTTCGCAAGAGCTGCAAAGAATTGCCCGATGCAAATAAACCCTGCGTTCGATGTCAGAACGGCTGGAGATAATGCACCATGTCCCGAAGGCGTACCGCTGATGAAATTGAAGAGTCTAAATCGGCAAAAATGCCGAGAATCTCTCGGGTGGGTAAGAAGCACAAGAAACATACGGTACATCCCAACTCACTCAAGAACCTTGTTGCTCCTTGGGGGAAAGGTGAGGCACCAAAAAGCGCCGGCCGTCCTGTTGATACTGCGGCTAAGATTGCGCGGCTCATTTTCCAGCAGAACGAAGAAGCAATTTACGGAGCGCTCGCAAAGTCGCTACTTTCTGGCAATGCTTACGTTTTCAAAGAACTCGCAGAACGTGGCTTCGGCAAGCTCACCGACAAAGTGCAAGTCACCGGAGATGCAGAACTAATTGCTAAGCTTGAAGCGGGACGCAAAAGACTCCTTGAACCTGAGCCGAAGTGAAGAGAATTTCTGCTTCTTCGTTTGCGGCTGCATCGTTGGCGCAATCCTCACGATTATCATCATGTCGTTCATTCCCTACTGAAAGGAGGCTCGATACGAAACGAACAATCTTAGCGTTGATGTGTGCGTTGCTGTTGAGCGTGGCGGCGCGCGCACAGAATCAAAGCATTAGTGGCAGTCTGACGGCTCAGGATTCCGGGGCGTGCTCGACTGCTGGAGCTTGTCTCGTGCTGAACCTGAACTCGAACTCAGCGAGTGCAGTCTTTCAACTCACCGGCACATTCTCTGGCACGGTGCAGTTCGAAGGGACAGCGAATAATGGGGCATCGTGGGTAGCGGTGAATGCTCAGCCCACCGGTGCAACCACGTCAGTTACAGCAGCAACAGCACCGGGCGCGTGGCGCGCTGGCGTTTCAGGATTCAGTGCCGTGCGTTTGCGCGTCTCTACATACAGCAGCGGAGCTGTAGGATCTACGATCACATCTTCAGTCGGCAGCCCGAACGCAACGGGAGCAGGCGGCGGAACGGGCGCTGTGGGCGGCTCGGGAACAGCCAATACCTACGCGATATGGACTGACTCGTCCGACATTGGGAACTCGCCGACGGTTCTCGCGGCAGGCGTAATTCAGAACGCGGACCCTGTTTCGCAGCCTTCAAGCCTTTACAACTGCGTGAACAGCGCGAGCGGAACGACAAACGGCTTACTCGTGACGCGCGATGCTTCGGGAAACTGCATCAATCTGCCGGCCGCGCAACTGACGAGTATCGTCGGCGTCGTCTATACCGGAGGAGGTTCGAGCGGCACAGCGCTCATCTGCAAAATCGGAAGCTGCCCAATTACCCTCGACAATACTTCAGTGATTGACGATTGTATTGTGGCGGCGTCCAGCGGCTCAGAAGGGCACGACGCAGGCCCGTCTTGTCCTACCGGCGTGCAACAGCTTGGCATCGCGCAAACCGTGAACGCTGGCACCGGCACATCGGCGATTGTAGATGTCTTCATTTCCGATATTGCACCAGGCCCGGTAGGTCCGCAGCAAACACTTCAGGTAAATGGCGTGACGATGGCGGGAACGCTTGACAATTTCAACAACACAACTCCCGCAGCGCAAGCCAATTTCCTGAATTGTTTCGCGCAGACTGACAACGGCTCGCCCACATCGAACTTCTCGCTTGAATGCCCTCTCGCAACCGCAGCTCAACCCGGATTCATGCAGTTGGCTGGAGACTTGAACGGCGGAACGGATGCAGCGCCAACAGTCACTGGCGTACAGACGATTCCAGTCACCTTCACGAGCCCCGCAGCAAACGATGTAATCTGCTTTCCGACTTCTTCGACACTCGCTAACTGCAAGCAGGGCGTACCGATTCGCACTGTCTCAAGCAATTCTGACCCGATTGTGGCGACAGACCGCGTGAGCATGGTGCGCTATACAGCAGCATCGGGCGCAACCGCAGTCACCATCGCGCAAGCAGGCACCGGCGGATTCACTAACAACTTCACGGCTGTTCTGACGAACGCGCAAGGCTCAGGAACCGTCACCGTCACGCCGGCAACGAGCACCATCAACGGGGCGGCAACTCTCGCCATCATTGCTGGCAATTACTGCTTCATCTACTCGGACAACTCGAATTACTTTGCGAACTGCGGAACAACTTCGGGCGCTGGAGGCGTCACCGGAAGCGGCACTTCGAACACGATGACGAAGTGGACGAACACAACCGTCATCGGCAATTCCAGCGTCACCGATGACGGCTCAACGCCGACGCGCACACCGAACGGCAGCAACACCGCAACAGTTGGGAATTACGATGAGTGGATTATTGACACTGCGGGAGTGACGGCAAACAAGCTGGCGTGCCGTAGCTCGAACAATAAAGCCATCACCTGCCCGACGAGCACCACGCAGGGAGTCTTAGGCGTCGCGCTGTCAACTGGAACTTCAGGACAAACCGTCATCATTTGCTGGGCCGCGCATTGCACCGTCATCCCGTCAAACAACACCACGGCGGGCCATTGGCTGATTCCAAGCACGACTGTGGCAGGCGACGTGGACGATACAGGATCAACGGTACAGCCCACCGGCACGCAGACATTTCTTGCGGAAACCAGCGTCACGGCGCCGACGCAAGTACAAACGACGATACTTTCTCCCGATACGGTCTCAGCCGCAGCAGGAGGAAAGCCGCTCACGCTTCAGGTCAACGGTACATCGACTCAAATAGTCGCCAACCTCGTGAATGGCACAGGTCTGACTTATGCAGCGGTGAACAGCGGCAACACGACTACGATCACGCCAACGGTCACTGCGCCGATTCGAACGCGCGGCCTCGTGTTCTCTTATGGCGATCCGGGGAACTCTTCGGCAATCACGGCAGGCTCAACAGCTACGGATTACATGACGGTGCCCTTCGCCTGCACCATTTCGGCCTACAACATCCTGATTGATGCAGGGACGGTTACAATTAAGTTTTGGAAAGTGGCGACGGGCACGGCAATCCCGACATCCGGCAATTCCATCAGCACGAGCGGCGTAGCCATTTCCACCGGCACAGCAATTCATTCGACCACGGTGACAGACTTCACCACTACGGCAGTTTCGGCCAATGACATTTTGGCAATGAATGTCAGTACGGTAGCAACTGCCAAATTCGTTTCGGCTTCGCTGGAGTGCGACCAGTGAAATATATTTTGGCCGTTCTCGCCCTGCTGTTCTGTGCGCTTCCTGCACGCGCCGTCACGCCGGCCAATATTCAGACCTGCAAATCGGTCAATGGCGGAAGCGCAAAGCAGAACTACATCATCACGATTGGTAGTTCAGGCGGTTCGACTGGCTGCACATCGAACTACACGACTTTCAACGCCATCATCATTGCTTACCAGCAACAGACGGGTGCAACGGATCGTGTAACCGGAAACATGTCCGTCACGGGCGCGACAATCACTTGGCACAAGGCTACTTCGCTTCAGAACGGAATTTTCGGGCCACCAGGGCACTGGACTGGAATCATGTATGCCTGCGGTGGAGATATAACAAGCCCGACCAATTCTATCCAGATAACGATGGACATGGGCAGCTCGCAAGCCGGATGGACTGCTCTTTACGCGCAAGAAGTCTCAAACATCAACCAGACCTCGTGCTTAGATACAACCCAAACAATCAGCGCGTGCTGTTCGGGAGCGCAAGTAGCTACAGGGATGACTGCGACTCTGACCAGTTCGTCTGAATATGCCTTCGCCACAATTATGACGGAGACGGGGACACTGCCAGTTGTTTCTGCGGGCAGCGGCGGAGCTTGTGCAAGTTCGTGCTTTAATCTCGGATTCGACGCGATTCCAGCGCAAGGCAGCGACAACCAATCCACGACCTCAACCGGCATCGAATCTGTAGCGGTGACGGCCACAACCGCCAGTACCTTCGCATTCAACCAAAGCCCCGCAGCGACAGCTCAGAACATCGTAGGCGCTACATTCCTATCCAGTCCGCCCCCGGCATCAGGTCGTGGCCCGAAAGGTAAGATTCTGTGACGCGAAAGCTCGCACTTCTATTCATCCTCGCGGCCATCTCGACGCACGCGCAGTCATATACTACGAATTTCCCCGCGACGGAAAACCCGATAAATCAGAGCGGCAACTGGCTCAATGGGCACACCAACGGCCTCGATTGGGGCGACGTGCAGACGACGCCGGGGCTTGCTTTTGGCACCACCGTTTCGGGCGGACCGCCGTACACCGATTCAACGGCCGTATTGACCGGTAGCTGGCCCTCGAATCAATCCGCTTGCGGGGTTGTCACGCAGAATTTGAGCACAGCGCAGAGAAACAGTTTCTTTCCCGAAGTAGAAATCCGGCTTCGCGTCACGATTGCATCCCACAGCATCACCGGGTATGAAATCAACTATTCGATGGGGAACAACGCGGGGAGCGGCCATCTATACGCTGGAATCGTTCGGTGGAACGGCGCACTCAACAACTTTACAGGACTCGCGGCGACTCCGACGGCCGGTTCGCTTACCGCGCTTCAGACTGGGGATATATTCTGTGCAACCATTGTTGGCAGTGCCATAACGGGGACGGCAACCCGTGCGGGCACCGTGCTCTATTCGTTTACGGCATCGGATTCGACCTATACGAGCGGTTCGCCGGGGATCGGTTTTTACAATGGAGGCGGACTCTCAGCGGAAAACAGCCTCTACGGTTTTTCCAGTTTCAGGACGCCACAAACAGCTAGTGGCACCTTTACCGCTTCATCCTGCAATCAGGGAGACGTGAACGAAGTCATCAATGGCACTGGCGGAACGACGCCTCCCATCAGCCCACACAACGCAGTAGATGGCGACACGATCAACATTCCAGCCGGGGGCTGTACGTGGACGGGAACAATTCCGGTAAATTCGAATATCGGAATTCAGATCGTCGGGGCCTGCACGCCCAACACTCTGCCAAGCCAATTCGGAGCCGGAACAGTAACAACAAGTATTACGCACGGCGGCTTCTCGATGAGTCCGACGTTCGGCAACAGCCTATCAAGAATTTCTTGTTTGAATCTCTTGCCCTCTTCCGGAGCTGGTGCACCGATAAGCGTTAATGGAACCTGCACGGCGGCAGGCTGTCCGAATCTTCGTCTCGACAATCTCATCTTTCCCACAAGTTGGTCGAACCTCGGTCTTTCAGATGGCTCAGTCACAATCATTTCAAATATGTTCGGTGTTGCCGACCACAACACGGTAGGAGATGTCGCTCCCACAGTGAACTACGTTAATTTTATGAATGTGGGGCATGGCGAATGGCAGGGCATCGGCGGATTTGGCGACAATTCTTTTGCGACCGCTCCGAGTCTTGGCTCAACGCAGATGATGATGCTAGAGAATAATTCTTTTGCTTACTCTCTGCCGACTGATACCGACATTCCAGACCCGAGCCCGCTCGGTGGTGGGGCACGCTTCGGTTGCCGGTTCAATCATTCCAACCCGATGAACATCAACGGATACTGCACGGGTCATGGGACGGAGACAACCGGCAGACCGCGAGGCGTAGCGCAGTGGGAAGCATATTTCAACACTGGAGTTTGCACGAACACAGCGCAAGGATGCGGTTCCGCATGGCCGGGGCGTTCTGGTTCAGGACGTTCGTTCTCGAATACTTTCAGCAACAGCGGCGGCGGATTTTTCAGCGGTCTAAACAACATGGACGCGCAGCGACGATGGCGTCCGCAATCCGTGCTTGTGTTCGGCGGATGTAACACGCTCAGTCCCTACGATACGAACGACGGGGGCGCAACGCCTACGATATACGCTTCTGGAACTGTAACCGCTCCCTCAGTGAACAATCTCGGTCCTGAAACCTATACGATAACCACCTCGGGTGCGTGGGGCGGCGGATTTACGCCGCTGGTGTATGGCTCGCCTTATACCTTCTTCGATGTTACCGGACAATTCGGCTTTGAAATTCAGCACTTCACGGCAAATACTCTAACTGTTTATGTGGGATGCCAAGGAACGAGTTGCAGCGGCAGCGGGCCGCCGAGCGGACTTCCGGCGATGGGTGACACGTACCAGATTCGCCGCTCGACAGTTTGCATAGACCAACCGACTAGATTTCAGGGTGCGCTTCTTTCTGGCTACCACAACCCGACGCCCGTCGCTCCGGTCAATCAAGCTCTCACACCGAGCTACGAAGCAAACGATGCGGGTCCGGCTTCGATGAATCACACTCTTTCATCGAATACTTTTTCGATCATCCCCAATCGCGACTTCTATACAGAAGCGCCTAACCAAATGGCGCAAACGAGTGCGACCGCTCCCTTCAACGGAGCCGCCAACACCATCGCGATTTCCGGATGGTCATGCAATTTTAGCTTGAACTCTTGCACCTACAACGTAGCGGACACCACCGGATTTCAGCGTGGAAGCTATGCACAGATCGGCGGCGTGGCGCTCGGGACGCTTCACAGCTACAACCCCACTGGCACATTCCCTATCGCATCACTGGTCGCAAATACCTCACTCACGCTGACGATTCCCGGTCCGTTCACAGATAACGCAGGACTCGGGGGAGCAGCGAGCACTCCGGGCATGGGCCACGGCACGCTGGCGAATCGCCCGACGACCTGCACAACGGGCGTGGGTTATTGGGCGACAGATCAAGGCACTTGGGACATGAGCGGTGGCGGCAACAAAGGGCTGATGTATCGGTGCTCTTCAACGAATACATGGAGTCTTGACTACACACCGGCTTGCTATCCGAGCGCCCTTATAACCGGCTCGCCCTGTTCTGGAGCAGCAACAGCGCCGATTGTGAGTCTCTCGCCTTCTTCGCTGGCCTTCGGCAACATTCTTGTCGGTAGTTCTAGCGCCGCACAGAACATCACTCTTTCCAATACTGGAACGGCTACCCTCACGATTTCTTCCATCGCTCCGGGAGGCACGAATTCTGCCGACTTTTCGCAAACCAATAATTGCAGTGGATCGGTGAACGTCGGGGGAAGCTGCGTCATTGCGGTGAAGTTCACGCCACTTTCAGCAGCAGCATTTTCGGCCAACATCACGGTTACAGACAATGCGGCAGGATCGCCGCACACAGCGGCCTTGAGTGGAACGGGTATTACCGCAACGGCCGGAATCAGCTTTTCGCCGACGAGTCTGACATTCGCATCGCAGACTGTGGGAACTAGCTCGGCCCCGCAATCTGTGACAGTGACGAATACAGGAAGCGGTAATCTCGTGGTAACCGGCATCGCTCCTACAGGCGGGAACTTCACCAGCTTTTCGCAGACGAACAACTGCGGCACCGTGGCGGCTTCAGGGACTTGCACCATCAACGTGACGTTCACGCCGCAAGCGGCTGGTGCGCTTGCTTCGCAGATTTGCGTTACGGACAATGCGCCAGCTTCGCCGCAGTGCTTCAACGTAAGCGGCACGGGCGCGGCCATCGGGAACATCGGATTCAATCCGGCATCTCTCACCTTCCCGAATCAGGCAGTAACGACGACTTCGGCCGCAATGAACTTCACCGCGACGAATAGCGGGGGAAGCCCGATTTCTATTTCTTCGATTGCCGTCACTGGAACGAATGCATCGAACTTCGCGCAGACCAATAACTGCGGTGCGAGTCTCGCAGCGGGCGGAAGTTGCACGGTATCCGTAAAGTTCACGCCATCGGCAAACGGATCGCGCACTGCGGCTATAACCTTCACCGATTCAGCGCCGGGAAGCCCACAATCGGTGTCTCTTCAAGGGGTCGGGTTTACGCCGACACCAGCGGTGACTCTGAGCACGTCCGCTATCGCATTCGGCAATCAGACCGTAAGCACACAATCAAATCCGCAAGTAGTGATTGTGATGAACACGGGAACGGCGGCGCTGACAATCAGCACGGGAACAATGGGTGGCGCGAATCCCGGTGACTTCGGATTCTCTACGACCTGCTCGGCATCGCTTGCGGTGAATGCCTCTTGCACCTACTCGCTGATGTTCTCGCCCACAACTGGGGGAGCGCGCGCGGCAACCTTCAGCGTCAATACGAATGCGGCATCGAGCCCGAACAACGTAAGTCTGACGGGAACGGGAATCACGACGCCGCCCGGAGCGCCGGCCCCGCAAGTGTTTGGATTCTAAAATGAACGCGCAACTCACCATCAGCGCTGAATCGCTCTTGGCCGAACAGGTTTCACGCTTCTATGCCGACCCTTACGGCTTCGTGAAGTTCGCCTACCCGTGGGGAATGCCGGGACCGCTTGAATGCTTCAAAGGTCCCGATAAATGGCAGAGAGACTTCCTCATCGAACTCGGAGCAGCGGTTCTCAAGCGCCAATTCGATGGCTTTCATTCCGTAATGCCAATTCGAGAAACAACGGCGTCTGGGCACGGAATCGGTAAGACTGTCCTCGTCGCCTTCATCGTGGATTGGTTGATGTCCACGCGCCCTCACGCGAAGGGAACCATCACCGCAAACACCTTCATTCAGTTGCGCGACAAGACGTGGGCGACGATTCAGGCATGGACGAAAATGTGCATCACCGGCCACTGGTTTGAAGTGACGAATGGGCGGATGTACAAAAAGGAACATTCCGAATCGTGGTTCTGTGCTCCGCAAACCTGCAAAGAGGAAAATTCGGAAGCGTTCGCGGGGCAGCACAACGTTCGCTCGACCAGCTTTTATATCTTCGATGAGGCGTCGGCGGTTCCCGACAAAATATGGGAAGTAGCGGAAGGTGGACTGACTGACGGCGAGCCCATGATATTCGCCTTCGGCAACCCGACACGTTCGCAGGGCAAGTTCCATAACTTCACTTTCGGTGCGGGCAGCAACCGATGGAATACCCGTTCCATTGATTCGCGCACTTGCGCGTTCTCGAACAAGGAGCTAATCCGTGAATGGGTTGAAGACTACGGAGAGGATTCTGACTTCGTACGTGTTCGCGTACGTGGCGTTCCACCTCGCGCTGATGATTCACAATTCATCGACTTGGAGCGCATTACGAACGCTCAGAAGCGCGCGGTATTTACGCTGACGGATGAGCCCTTAATTGCGGGAGTTGACCTCGCATGGGGAGGTTCGGATTTTAACGTCGTTCGGTTCCGCTGCGGAAAAGATGCACGCTCCATCAAACCGATTGTGATACCGGGAGAGCACACGCGCGATGCGTCCGTGATGACGGTGAAGCTCGCCGACGTGCTGCGCGGCAACTACAACGGCAAGCGCGTGCACACCATGTTTCTCGATTCGGCTGGAATCTCTGGGGCCATCACTCCGCGCTTGCAGCAGCTTGGCTTTCAGAACGTCGTGGAAATAAACTTCGGCGGCGACGCACCAGACCGGCACTACCGTTACATGCGCGATTATATGTGGGGGTTGATGAAAGAATGGCTGCTCACCGGGGCGATTGACGCTCCGAACGTGAATTCTTCGCGCGACCCGGCAAACCGATTGGAACTGGAACTCGCGACGCCGGGAATTCGCAATGACGCACAGCAGCGCGTATGGCTCGAATCGAAAGATGACATTCGCAAGCGATTGCCCGACTTCGGCTCTCCGGACCACGCCGATGCTCTTGCGCTCACCTTTGCGCGTCCTGTAGCCTTGGCACCGAAGAGAGAAGCGCCGATGCCCCGAGCGGCTTCGGCTTGGAGCTAACATGGCCGTTTTGAAAACGAAGGGCAGAAATGCTTTGGCTGACGCTGCTTTTGGACTTCCGGGCGAGCGCAAATACCCAATGCCTGATAAATCGCACGCCGCTAATGCGAAAGCTCGCGCAACACAGATGGTGAAAGCAGGAAAGCTTTCGGCGGCGAGTGCGGCGAAGATTCGGGCAAAGGCAAACCGTAAACTCGGCAAATGATCAGGATGTTCCCGAGCGTCACTGTAAAACCAGTGCAAACTAAAACACCCAGGAAAAAACTGGCAACGTCGGCGTTTGTGGGAGTGTTCGGGAGCATCCTGTTGATTGGCTGCGGAAGCAAAGTCGTGACAGTTCCGCAGCCCGCACCACCACCGGCAGAAGTCTGCTATCAAATCGTGCAGAACGTCGAGATAAGCTGGAAGGTCAACTTGGGAGTGATGACTTGTCCGTGAAGGGGCGCAACGAGCGACTCAGGCAAGAGTCTCAATTCACAGGTAGCCCGTCGCGCCCTTTCGTAATACGCGCAGCGCGATTAGGCACAGAAGCAGAGTAGCACGGCAATACGGAAAACACTTGAAAATCCCGCTAAACGACTACCGAGCGATGAACAAGATCAACGCGATTGCTTCGCGCCGACAGTCGGGGCAGCCAGCGCAGCCTGTCCACGTCGCAAAAGAAGGAAAGGCCACTCACGCGGAAGTGGACTACTCGAAAGGAACGAAGTCAGACCGTTGCGGAAAGTGCAGACATTTCATTCCGCCATCATCCTGCCAGACAGTGCAATCCCCAATCGCGCCGGGGATGTGGTGCGACAGATTCGAAGCAAAGGAGAAAAAGTAAAATGGCTAAGGACGTTCAATCAGCAATGGGGAAAATGGGCGGCGCTTCGAAGCCGAAGATGCCGCCGAAAGTGTTGGAGCACATCCGCATTCACCCGAAGATGGGCGGCGGTGTCTCAGTAGCGCACCACTACACAGCATACGAACATCAGCCCAAAATGCACAACTTCGGAGCGGATGAAGCGATGGCCTTTCACGAACATGTGGCAACGCATACTGGAATGCCTATGGACTCGAACGGCGAAACAAACACCGACATGCCTGCCGGCGAGAAGTAGCCATGCCGAACGTGATGCCCTGGCGTGAAGTCGTTGCCATACACCAGAAGCAGCAGGAAATGATGCTCAAGACGATTGACCTCTACCAAACCATCGCAGACCAGCCCGACACTTCGGCGGAAGATCGGACGAAGCTGCTCAGCCACATTGTCATTTGCAAAGAGCGATACCTGGGGCTCGCCCATGCCTAAGTTCCTTGAGAAGAAACTTAAAAAAGAGTATGGCGAGAACAGCAAGGCTCCCTACAAAGTGATGAACGCTATCGGCGCGATGCACGGGAACAAGGAAACCGCGAAGGGCGCAGAGATGGAAGCGAAGCACAAACGCAAAATGGACACCGAATCGAGCACCTACGATTGGCGCAAGCACATGGGCCGGCCGAAAAAGGGAAGATGGGCGAGGTAGAGCAGGCCGCAGAGAACGTCGATAAGATTCTGGATTTAGGTGCATCGGCAGAAGAAGCGCTTGCGAAGATTCACCGCTTAATTTCCGATGCGTACAAGGGCGGATTCACCGCAGGTTATCAGCAGGGATTTGAAAAGGGCGTCCTCTCGGCCGCTGGCTTTTCTCCAAAACCAAAACTCATCGTCTAAATGACAAAATATCAGGTCACTGATCCTGAAGTGAAGGATTTGCTAGACCGTTGGGACTACTTTCAGGACCGTTGGCGCGACATTCGCGAAGATGCGAAAGAGGATATGCGCTACGTGTCGGGCGACCCATGGGACCCGAAAGAGAAGCGCGCGCGCCAAGCTCTAAATCGCCCCTGCCTGGTCGTAGATGAACTAGGGCAGTATGTGAACCAGCTCATCAATGACGTGCGGCAGAACAAGCGCGCAGTGAAAGTGAATCCTACCGGCGCTGGAGCGAACGACAAGACAGCCAACTTCCGCGAGAACATGATTCGCGGCATTGAGTACCAATCGAACGGGCAAACGGCCTACATTACCGCAGCAGAGAACGCTTTTCAGCGCAGCTATGGCTACTGGCGCATCAACACCGGCTTCGTGAGCGAGAAATCCTTCGACCAAGAAATCCTCATCAAGTCGATCCCGAATCCCGACACGGTTTTCATGGACCCAGATGCGAAGAATCCGACGTGCGATGACGGCAAGGATGCCTTCGTCGTGGACCTGATTCCGAAGACGGAATTCAAGAAGCGCTGGCCGAAAGCGAAGATCACCGATTTTTCGATGGACATGCAAGAGGCTTCGCCATCGTGGATTAAAGAATCAGAGATTCAGATCGCCGAATATTGGAAGGTCATCGAGAAAGACCGCAAGCTGCTGATGGTGCAAACGCCGCACGGCCCGATTCCTATGTGGGCCGACGAACTCCCGAAGTATACGCGCAAAACTAGAGTGCTCGCCGAGCGCGTGAGCAAAAGCATCACCGTCGTTCAGCAGATGACGAACGGGATTGAAATCCTCGAAGAGAACAAGTGGGCAGGCCGCTACATCCCGATTATTCCTGTGTTCGGCAAAGAGATGTGGGTAGACGAAGGCTCGGGCTCGAAGCGCAAGCTGATGAGTTTGATTCGGCTCGCGCGCGACCCCTACATGCTCTATTGCTACGTCCGTACCTGCCAGATGGAACTCGTTGCGATGACGCCGAAGACGCCTTGGATTGTAGCGGAAGGACAGATTGCGGGGCATGAGAGCGAATGGCAGAGCGCGAACACCGTTCCAACTGCGTATCTTCAGTACAAAACGAAAACGCAGGAAGCTGGCGACGCCCCACTTCCACCTCCAACGCGGCAACCCTATGAGCCTGCTTTGCAGCAGCTTGAAATCGCCGCAGAAGCCGCACGTCGCGCAATCCAAGCGGCCATCGGCATCAACCCCCTGCCCACAGCAGCACAGCGCCAGAACGAGAAGTCCGGCGTCGCTATCGAGCGCATTCAGTCGGAAGCAGACCAGGGAAGCTTTCACTTCATCGACAACTTCGACAGAGCGATTCACTACAACGGAGTGGTCATCAACGATTTGCTGAAGCCAATCTATGACACGGCGCGCGATGTGGGCGTGCGGTTGGCGAATGAAGAGCACAAAACGATTCGCATCAACGATGCTGGCCATGCGAACTCCGAAGAGGGCGCGGATACGAGCATCGGCGACCACAGCATCACGATTTCCGTAGGCCCATCGCATGAGAGCGAGCGCGAAGAAGCCTCAGAATTTGTGGATACGCTAATCGCTAATATCCAAGCGCTTTCTGCTTTCATGTCACCACAGCAGATCGCGAAATTGATGGCGATGGCGATAAAACTGAAGGATGTCGGGCCGCTCGGTGACGAAATGTCCGACATCGTTTCTCCCCCGGAAACAGAAGCAAACATGCAGCAGCAACTTCAGCAAGCGCAATCGCAGCTTCAGCAATATCAGCAACTCATCGCTTCATTGCAGGCTGAGACGCAAAAGCTCTACGCGGAAAAGAACGGAAAGATTGTTGACAACGAATACATGCTGAAGGCGAAGCAGATGGACAACAAGCTGAAGCTCGACATTGCAGAAATTGGAGCGACAACACAGGACGCCAAAGCGCGGCAGGAACTAACTACGGATTTGTTGCGAGAACTCCACGTCTCAGCTCACGACGTTGCAATGCAGGCCGTTCAGCACGCGCACGAGCAATTTCAGGCCAAGCAAGCGGCCGACGCGCAATCTTCACTCGCCGCACAATCTCAGGCAGCAGACGCAGCTCAATCTTCCGCTGAAAGCGGACAAGGAGAAACACAGTGACAGACAACGAGAAAGCCACGTTGACCGCAACAGCAGAGGTGGAAGGTTTGACGCAGGATGACCGAGCCGAATGGCTCAAGAGCGGCGAGCTACCATCGGACAAACCCGCACCGGCTCCGAAAGAAGAAGTACCTCCGCCCGACGAAGAGAAGGAAGACGACAAGGGCAAAGCGGCAGAAGAGGCAGACCAAACCAAATTCCAAGTTCGACGTGACGAGAAGCCGAATCAGATGGGCTACAAAGCGCTGCGCGACAAAGTGAAAGAGCTTGAAGCTAAGCTCGCAGAGTCAACCTCGCGAACGGAACCGCCCATCGAATCGCGCCAACCAATTTCCACGACAGCGGAAGAAGGCAAGAAAGACGAAACGAAAGCGCGTCCGAAGCCGACGCCAGACGCCGTGGATGATGCTGGCAAAAAGAAGTACACGACTTACGAGGACTATCTCGAAGACTTGGCCGACTGGAAAGCGGAAGCGAGACTTGCGGCCTACGTCAAAGAGCAGACCGACAACGCGCAGAAGGCCCGCGATAACGCGGCGCTCGAAACGGTGCGCGGACAGTGGAGAGGCAAGATCGAAGCCGCGCGAAAGGTTCACGCCGACTTCGATGCCGTAGCCCTGAATGACAAGCTTGTGATTCCGAACGGGAGTCACGTCAATGACTGGATTTTGGAAAACTCTCTCGTAGAAGGCTCGAAAGCCGCTGAAGTTCTGTATCTTCTCGCCAAGAGTCCCGAAAACATTGCAGCGCTCAACGCGATGACTCGTTCCGCTGCCTATAGAGAGCTAGTGGTATTGGAAGCAGAACTAACGGAAACCGACGAGCCGGAAAAGAAGGCTGATACGTCGGGACGCCGTGCAGTGAGTACAGCGCCGCCCCCGGCGCGCGAAGTCGGTTCTCGCCAAGCTGTCGGCTACGACCCCGGAGACGAAGCACTGGCTGAAGGCGATTTCGAAAAGTACCGGAAGGCGGAAAACGCCAAAGAACTGAAATCCAAACGGAGATGATATGCGAAATCGGTGGGACAGCGTAAACGCGCGCGGGAAGCGCGCTATCGCCTGGCTCAGCCTGGCAATTAACGTCGTAGTGTTCGCGCTGGTAGCCCTCTTTGCGAACCACTCGGCGCACTCGCTTGTGCTGTTGGCAGCCAACCAGTTCGTATTCGCGGATTGGGTCACGATGGAGAGCTTGCGGATTCTGTTGAACCAGCTCGAAATCGCCCAATTCATGAACACGGATTACAACAAGGAATTCACACGGGAGTTTGCCGTAGGCGAAACCGTCCGCGTCAAAAACCCGCAACGCTTCATCATCCGCGATGGTTTGGGCTATCAGGAACAAGCCATTGCGCGCAACTTCACGACCGTCACCTGCGATCAAATCTTCGGCATCGACTTCCAGTGGGACTCTGTGGAAGAAGCGCTGAAGATGGAGCGCGGCAGTGACGCATGGCGGCGCGAATACATCGAGCCTGCTATGGCGCAGATCGCCAACGAAATCGACACTCGTGCGGCGCTCTTCGCGTATCAGAACATCAACAACATCGTGGGGATTTTGGGAACAGACCCCAACTCCATGACCACGTTCCAGCAAGCGCGTGAGCGTTTGATCGAGAAAGCCTGCCCACCGGAAGAGAAGGGAATGATTATCCCGCCTTCGGTGTCAACGGCTCTCGTTCCGGCACTCGCCAGCTTCTTCAACCCTACCTCTGAGATTTCCGAGCAGTATAAAGAGGGGAGCATGGGGAAGCTGAGCGGGTTTGACTGGTACGAATCGGTCAACCTGTTCAAGCACACGGCGGGAACGGCCGGCACGGGCGGCACTTTCACGGTTGCGGCGGGAGCGTTTTCCGGCTCCAGCATCAATGTGAACTTGACTGCGACGGAGACGTTGAAGGTGGGAGACGTTTTTTCCATCGCCAACGTGAACTTCGTCAACCCGATGTCACGCCGTCTCGTCGGCCCCGCATCCACTCTCGGAACCATGCAATTCACTGTCACGCAGGATTTGACAGCGGCGGGCGGTGGTGCGGACGTGGTGAACTTCCAACCTGCGATTGTCGGACCCGGAGGCGTTCTTGCTTCGAGCCCGTATTCGCAATATCAGAACGTAGATGCTTTGCCGGTTTTGAACGCAGTTATCACGCTCTTTCCCGGCACTGCATCTCCGCAGGGCAAAGTCGGCACGCAGGCTCTTGCGCTTCACCGCGATGCAATCGCGATGGTGGGCGTGAAGCTGGCAATGCCGAAAGCCGTTGAACTGGCGAGCCAGACGCGGGACCGCGAAACCGGAATCAGCGTGCGATTCATTCGCGCATTCGATCCGATTCAGTCCCGCATGGTCAACCGCTTCGACGTGCTGATGGGATTCGGGACGCTCTATCCCGATAACTGCGGCGTCCGTATTTTGTGCGGCTAAGGTGAAAACGAACATGAGAAAAACACTCGCAGTTGCACTACTCGCGCTCGTTGCAACCTTTGGTGCTCTGGAACTGAATTCGCCGAAAGCAGTACAGGCGCAAACGGCCCAGAATACTTTGACCCAAACCACAATCACTGCGCTCATCAATGCGAGCCAGAACTTCATCCCGGTAGCTTCGGCAACCGGCATCACCACTTCGCAAAACACCACAGCCACGATTCTCTATATCGACGGAGAAGAGATGGTTGTGGTGGGCGTCAGCGGCACGCAGATTCACGTTACGCGCGGTGCTGGCGGAACACCCGCAGCAGGACATGCGAGCGGTGCGATGGTGCTGGCGGGCAACCCCACTTACTTCTACAACCACGATCCGCAAGGCGCGTGCGTACCGGGCTCGGTTCTTTCGACTCCCTACGTCAACGTCATCAGCGGCAATCAGTGGTTGTGCTCCACAGTCACGAAGTCTTGGGTTCCGGGATACTACAACGCATCTCTGCCCGGAGGCGCGACCGTGACAACGGCCGTGGCTTCAGCGGCCGGGGTTGTGCTTCCTTCCGGCCCGCTCTTTCACATCACTGGAGCGCTTGCGATCACCGGCTTCACTACGCCGATTGGTTGCAATGCAACGGCTGTGGGGGCGTGCCAGTTCACCGTGATTCCAGACGGCACGTTTACATGGACTGCGGCTGGTAACATCGCTGTTTTGGGAACGGCCGTAGTGAATCGCGCACTCACGTTTACGTGGGATGCAACGAACAGCAAGTGGGTTCCGAGTTACGTTTAGTTCTCGGCGCTTTTGGGCGCTGAGCGTATCAGCGCCCACACTTTCTAAGGAGACATAAAAGATGCCGGGGAAATTACCAGTGTTTGATCCGGGCCAAGGAGCATTCACGGCTGCTGCGGAAGATCAACTGCTTATCGGCCCATTCAGCAATCACTCGCTTTCAACCGACACCGGGGCAAATGGCTCTGTTCCGGGACAACGGCTCATCACTTACGACGGCGGCGTACTAGCAATCGTATTGACTGCTCCGGTTGCTGGCGCTGACGATGGCAAGAAGATTTCATTTCTCAGCACGACAGCGCACGCGCACACCGTCACTTGCACAGGCCACTTGATTGACGGCAACGGGCATTCAAACGTGGTAACTCTCGCCGCTCATCCGGGTGCGGGTTTTGAACTCGAAGCCTACAACGGAAGCTGGTATCTGAAAAACGGAATCGGCGCAACAGGCAGCTAAAAGGGGGTGACGCGAAAGTGAGTTACGACAGCGGGTGGTGGTGGGGAAAATAGTTTAACCAAAAAGGGAACGCGCTAGGACCGGCGTTCCCTCACCTTCAAGCTGGCAACTTGGGGGCTAACCTCTTGGAATGGTTCACGCACTTCGGATTGTGACATCCCCAAGAACCATCGGAGCCCCGAAAATTCATAGGCTCCTTGCAAAAGGGGCATTTCGGATGGTAGGGCTTTCGTGACACTCCAAAGATTCTAACACATGACAACTGCCGCAGGCATTTGCAATAACGCGCTGTACGAAATCGGAGCTTATGCTCAGGGTGAAACTCCTTCCGCTGAAGACATGGCGTTCGCCCTTTCGAAGTTCAACCGCCTGCTCGATACGTGGAACTCGCAAAAGCTCTACATCTTCGCCGTGAACTTCGCTCAATACATTATGATTCCCGGCAAGAATCCGCAGACCATCGGCAAAGCTTTCAAGATCACGAGTGCATCGCTGACTGGCGGCGTCGCAACCTTCATCGGCGTGCCCTCCAATCCCTTCTTCAAAATGGGCGACGTGATTTCTTCTGTGAATGTTTCGATTGGCGCTGGAACACTCAACGCAACGAATATCGTAGTAGCAAGCGCATCTCTCGACGGCACCACAATCACGGCGCTAATTGCTCAACCGGATGTCGGGGCAGCGGCGGCAACAGGCGTGCTGATTCCGGGCAATCAACCAGCTACCGCAGCACCGGACTTTCCAATCACTACCACGCGGCCGGTGAAGATCGTCAACGCGAATATAATCCTGAACAACACAGGGACGCCGACGCGCGTTCCCATGCGGATTGTCGATGCGGACTGGTGGGCGAATCAGCGCGTGCCCACGATTCAAACCACGCTGCCCACAGAGCTGTACTACCAAGCGAGCTTTCCGAATGGCGAACTCTTCTTCTGGCCCGTGCCGCAGATTGCCTATCCGGTGGAACTCGAAACGTGGACAAGCCTTTCACAGCTTTTGCAAACGGATTCATTCGTTCTGCCGCAGGGCTACGAAGATGCAATCACTTACACGCTGGCTGAATCTCTGTGCCCTGCCTTCGGACGTCCACTCGATAACACGCTGGCAGCTTTCGCGCAGCAGTCGCGTGCGCTGATTCAGAGCAACAACTCGGCGACTCCGCTAATCACTACTTCTGACTTCGGTATGCCGGGGGGAGCGAGCGACCAACGCGGAAGAAGTGATTTTAATTGGAAAACTGGGAATCTGTCAGGATGATGCGCTTTGACGGGAATGTTTTTACATCAAGCGGCAGCGGCACATCAGGATGCACTTTGTACAGCCGGTCTGCCGCACCTTTCCAGCCGACAACTTGGAATTCGCGGAATAGCCCGCTGATGATTTCTTGCGCTTCATCGGGGCGAATGATTTGAACTTGCGAAGGAAACGAATACACGCGGAACGGGAAGGTTCGCACAGCGGCCGCAACAGCAACGCCGCCCAGCATCGCTCTGAGGAAGTCTCGCCGCTCCATTCCGGGCATTCTAGCAAATCCAGGAAGCGTTGTCGCAATGTCTATTTCAACTGGCAGACCGGGGAATTGGTGAAGCGTGGGAAGTAGCGCCGTAGCGCAACAGGCGCAGCGGTTCGGATTAATCGGGCCATCGTACACTTCGCAGTCAGTCAACGCTGACGCGCAGAGCACTATAAACTGGTATCCCGAAATCATCGAATCGCAGAGCGGCAATGCGCCTATCGTTCTCTATCCCACGCCGGGGACGAAGACGTTCATCGACCTTGCACCGGGAGCGCACACTTCGGTACGCGGCACGTTTACTGTCGTGGGTCGCACTTTCGCCGCGCAGGGCGCGAACTTCGTTGAAATATTCAAAGACGGCAGCGGACTCGTGCAGGGAAACGTCGCGAATGACTCTCTCCCTGTCACTTTTGCGGCGAGTCCTCAACAACTTCTGATTGCAGCAGGCGGCGTGGCCTATGTATTTGATTTGGGGCTGAACACGCTGACTCCAATTCCCGGTGCGACCTTCGATGGCCCGGTTTCTATCGTCGGCATCTGCGATGATTTCTTTATTGCCGTCATTGCGGAATCGAAAGAGTTTTACGTATCGGCTCCGCTCGATGCGACCGATTGGGTGACGAACGGCAATGCCATCGTTTCTGTGTTCCCCGACAACATCGTAGGGATGCTGGTAGACCATCGTGAAATATGGTTCTGGAGCGACACGCAATCGGTTGTTTATTTTGATTCTGGCGCTATCTTTCCTTTCGACGTGATTCCCGGTGCGTTCATTGAGGCGGGACTCGCAGCGAAGTCAACTCCGGTGCAACTCAATAACACCGTGTTCTGGCTCGGGGCGGATGCACGCGGCGCTGGCGTGGTGTGGCAAGGCTACGGCTACACTCCGCAACGCATCTCGAATCACGCCATCGAATTTGCGATTCAGGGCTACACGCGCATTGATGACGCGGTGGGCTTTTCCTATCAAGACCAAGGGCACCAATTTTACGTGCTCTACTTCCCGACGCCTTCAAAGACTTGGGTGTATGACACGCTGACGGGGATGTGGCACGAGCGCGGATTCTGGCTTACGACGGTGGGGCAGTTCCGCGCCGCGCACTACTGGAATCACACTTTCAACTTCGGCAAGCATTTGGTAGGCGACTGGCAGAGCGGCAAAATCTACCAGATGAATATCCCGGTGCTCACCGGTGCGACATGGAGTTTCGTCACCGATGACGGCAACCCGATTCGCAGAGTGCGTCGAGCGCCGCACATCTCGAACGCACAGAAGCGGCAATTCTTTGCGGAACTGCAAGTCTACTTGGAAGCGGGGCTCGGCCCTGAGCCGCCCATTGATTTCATCGCGCCTTCACAAGTCATTCAGCAAACGCAGTTCGGGATGGCGAAGGCTTTCGGCGGAGCGCAAGTCACTATCCCTGTAACACCGGGGCGCATCGTCGTGCTTGTCGCTATCGGGCGTGGCTCGCAAGGCGGTTTCGGCATAGTGGACACACTCGGGATTTGTCCGGGAGGCATTCCCAACGCTTACGGCGGAATCCTCGATACGATGACGGGATTCTGGAACAACTTCTCGATGTACGCTTACCCGACGAAGACGGCATCCGGCCCGTGTACTTTCACCGTTTCAAGTTTGCAGAGCTTCAACGGCACCGCTCTCTTCGTTTATGAATTTGCGGGAACCATCACCGCCGTTGACGCCTTCAGTCGACTCGTCACCAACGCCATCGCGCAAAACACTGGAGCAAATAGCGGCTCAGGCACCGTGAACGCTGGAACGATTGCGGGCAATGCAGGCGACCTCATCATGGCTGCGGGCTTCGCTCTCCAGAATGGGCAGACGATTGCGGTCGCGGGAGGCGGCTACACATCGGATGGGACTGAATCATTTCTCGACGCAATCAACCACGTTTCCAATGACGTGAACTCCGCGCATCAAATTCCCGCTGGAGCCGGCCCGTTTCCCACGGATTTTGCGATAACAGGTGGGCCTGGGGAGTGGGGCGTCGTCGGCATCTCTATTGCCAAGGGCGGCGGTGTCGTGCAGCCGGGAAACCCCGGACGTGGACCGGAACTCGTGCTGCGCTGGTCAACCGATGGCGGCCACACATGGTCAAACGAATACGCGCGAGACTGCGGAAAGTCCGGTCAGTTCCGAAAGCGCGTGCGATGGACAAGACTCGGCAGAGCGCGCGACATGGTATTTGAAATCTCCACCGCCGATGCGTGGGGGCCGCGCATCATCGACGGCTACTTGGAATATATTCCGGGGACAGGCATTTGAGTTTCACGGGCGGGCCACTCCCTCTCCGAACAAAGTTTTCCGATGACAAGCAGAATGCCGGTGTCTCTTGGCCGTGGCTGCGCTGGTTCATTGCGGCGGGTACATTCCTTTCTGGCCCTCCAGCAATAAACGTGACTTCGCAGGGACTACAGGCTGACAGGCCCACACTCGAACTTGGGGAGATGTACTTCGCAACCGATACAGGAAAGCTTTTCTTCGGCACGCCCGGAACCGGAGCGGGATTCGTCACCATCACAACCACATGAGACACGTCGTCAAAAAAGAAGTGCCCGAAGCGGAGATGCAAAAGTTTCTCGAAGGGCAGCGCACCAGCTTTGACGGATTGCGCTACACCGTGCCCGTGAAACTCAAAGGGCTCGTGTGGAATAAGCCAGTCGCCTACGTCGAATATACGACGAGTGCACCGCCGAAGTATTTCATCGTGACGGACCTATGACCATGAATCCCGAGAGAAGCCGTACAGGGTCAACCAATTCTTCTAGGGACAGAACGAGAATCTCTTCGGCGAACTGATATGAATCTGCGCCCAGCCTTCGCCTCCACCACTTGCCGTCAATCTCTTTGCAATCGAAATCGGCAAGAGAACTGTTTTCATACCAGATCATTTGAACCCCTCCGGGTCAACGAATCGCGGATGGCGTGCTTCCCAATCCAATTTGCGGCAGCGCTGCGAGTGGAACTTTTGAAAGTAGCGCTTAGGGTGAAAGCGTTTGCCGCACGGTGCATAGGCGCACTTTCGGCGCGCTTCCGGCTCCGTGGACATGTGAATATGCCGAATCTGGAATTTGCGTTTAGAGGGCCGTGCGCGAACTTTGTTGCGGATACGGGCGTGAGACAGGCTTTTGGTTTTCATGGCACAGAATTCTACCGTAGAACGCGTTCTGACTCAACCCTAGAGGGCTGTCTTGCCTGTCCAAGTTAGAAGACTGCCCGTCGAGCAGTGGAAGATGCTTTCGCACATACACGACGGCTTTATGCCCGACCCGCAGAACGCTATCGCCGTAGTCGCCCAGGCGGATTCGCGAGAGCTTGTAGGGCGCGTTTTCATCGTGGCACCGGCGCACGTTGAAGGCATCTACATTCGCCGCGAATATCGCGACAAAACGCTGATGCAACGGCTCGTGAAAGAAGCCGAAATACAGGCCAAGCTCTGCGGACTCACGCAACTCTTGGCTTTCGGCAAAGATGAGGAAATGACGGACTACATCAATCGGCTCGGATATGTGAAGCAGCCGTGGACGGTTTCCATCAAGGAGTTAACCTAAGATGCCATCGGCATTGATCGGAGGCGCAATCAGCGGTGTAGGGTCTCTCGTTGGAGGGATTCTCGGCTCGAACGCTGCGAACAAAGCCGCGCAGCAGCAGGCCGCAGCAGACAAAGCGGCTGCCAACAACGAACAGCAGGCTATCGGCACAGCGACGGCAGCTCAGAACACCGCGACTACCGCGCAGACTGCCAACGCCCAACCCTTCATTTCAACCGGACAAGGAGCGTCAAACAATCTCGCATCGCTTATCGCTCCCGGTGGACAGCTCACGCAGAACTACGCGGGGCAATATGGACAGTTCACCGCACCGACAGCAGCGCAAGCGCAGCAGACCCCAGGCTATCAATTCGAACTCCAGCAAGGATTGAACTCTCTGCAAAATTCTGCGGCTGCTCGTGGCGGACTGCTTTCATCGGGAACAGCGAAGAATCTTTTGGGCTATGCGGAAGGGACAGCAGCTTCGAACTATCAGAACACCTATAACAACGCGCTCAATGCATACAACGAAAACTTCGGCGTCTATAACACTTCGCAGAACAATCTTTTCAACTGGAACTACGCACCATCGGTTCTCGGGGCAAGCTCGGCTTCTTCGCTCAACTCGACGCTGCAATCGGGCGCAAACAATCTCGCGAACATCAATCTTGGCGGAGCGCAGCAGTACGGCCAAGACATCATGGGCCAAGGAGCGGCGCAAGCAGCCGGAACGGTGGGGAGCACAAACGCACTGACGGCGGGGATCGGCGGCGCTCTCAACACGGTAGGGCAGGGCGTGACTCTCAGCGGTTTGCAAAATGGCGGATTCGGCGGTGGATTCGGAGCAACACCACCGATTTTTGGCGGGGGCGGCGCTCCCATCAGTCCGTACAACATCCCTGGCTATACAGCGACGAACACGGGCGGCAGCAACAACCTTGCGGGAGCCTACTAATGGGCAATTCAATGATTCCGTTGATGGTGAATCCTCCCCCGCAGCCGCAAGGTCCGCTTGACCAAGCACGCGCGGGGATGTCGCTGCAAGCCCTCATCAACGAAACGAAACTCCAGCAACAGCAGCAGCAGTCGAACGCCGTCACGCAGCAAGAGCAGCAGATTCAGCTTCAGCAGAAACAGCAGCAGCAACAGGACATGCAGAAGTTCAATCAGGCATTCACCGAAGCGGGAGGGAATTGGGACCAAGCGATTCAGAAAGCAACGGAAGCCGGGGCATCGGGGCAATTCATCACGCAAGCGCAAATCGGGCGCACGAAGATGATTTCGGATTTGGCGACGGCGAACGAAAAGGTTCTCGCCAATGAAAAGGCGAAGCACGAAGCCTACGCGCAAGATATGGCCGAAGTGAATGCTCTCCCGGCAGACCAGCAACAGCAGCGCTACAACGAACTCATCAACGGGCACCTGCAAGCCGGAACTCTGAAGCCGGGAGAATTCTCGCCAACACTACCGTCTGCGGACCAACGGCAAGCCATCATCAACACATCGAAGGCGATGGTGGACACGCTCAGCGAAGCGGACAAACTGCGAAGAGCGCAAGAGGCAGACCCGACCGTTGCGGCAGAGAATCAGGCTAAGAAAATTCAGGCCGGTGCAACGCAACTCGCCAACGCATCGAGCGACCCGATTTATCAGTTGCAATTGAACTCGCTGCGAAAGCAGGGATTCACCAGCGACGACTTGAAATCCTATCCGGCTACGTGGACACCGGACACACCGAAGCAGCTTCAGCAAACTGCAATCGGCCCCGTGGAGCAGGCCAAGCTTCAAGCGCAGATTCCTACCGAAAAGCTGGAGCTTCAAAGCTTCATGCAAAACCCGCCGAAAGGTTACAAGGCGACGCCTGCCGAATTTCTGCGCTACCAGAAGTCTATCGTTCCCATCCTCAACTTGAATCTGCAAAACCAGGCGGGCGGTGGACTGAACCAGAACGCGATTGACCAGGCGGCAGAGCGCTATGCCACAACCGGAGTGCTGCCTCCGACAGCGCGCGGAGCGGCAGGACTCGCACAGAACCGCGTGATTATGAATCGCGCATCCGAACTCTACCCGCAAGGGTCTATCGCCCAGAACTCGGCTATCTACAGCGCGAACAAATCATCGCTCACAAACATCCAGAAGAACTTCGACAACGTGAGCGCTTTCGAAAACACGGCGGGAAAGAACCTCGACCAATTCATCTCCACAGCGAAGAACATCGTGGACTCAGGAAGTCCGCTTATCAATACGCCCGTGCGCGCAGTGAGCGACAAGATAGCAGGCTCGGCGAACATGGCGGCATTCAACGCGGCGCGCACCACCGCACTAACCGAAATTGCCAAAGTGCTTAACAGTTCCAATGCTTCTGGTGTGCTCTCCGATTCCGCCCGTGGCGAAGTGTCCTCACTCATTGGCCCCGATGCGACGCTCGCGCAAATCTACTCGGCTGCGAACATTCTCCGCACCGACATGGCGAACCGGCATCAGTCCTATCAAGAGCAGATCAACGACATTCAAGGACGGCTTGGCGAGAAGAGCAGGACGCAGACCACGGCGGCAACGGGCGGGGGCGGGGTGACGATTCCTGCCGGCGCAAAGACAGCGACAGGACCGGGCGGACACAAAATATTCGTGCAGGGCGATCAGTGGATTGATTCGGTGACAGGCAAGCCAGTTCAGTAAAATGGGCCAAGACACTACTCCTCCGCTTCCGAGAGGCTACACACTCGACCAAGGAACGCCGCCCCTTCCTTCGGGCTACACACTCGATACACCGCAAGGTGCGACCGCACCGCAAAAAAAAGACTGGCTCGACCAAGCGGCTGATTTTGCATCGGGATTGTGGAGCAAGGTCAATCCGAAGACGCAAGCGGTAGGAGCCGCCACGCTCGCGGCGCATCCGGTGAGCACCTACGTTACAGACGCCACTCAGCGGCAAGCGCTGCTCGACCAAGCGGAAAAGGATTTCAAGAATGGCGACTACGGGAAAGGTGTAGCCCGGTCGCTGTACGGAATCATCCCTTTTCTCGGCCCGCAGATAAACGAAGCGGGAACAGATATTGGCACGGGCGAAGTCGCAAAGGGCGTCGGTGAATCGGTGGGGCTCGGGCTGAATCTCTCGACGCCCGCACTCGTGAAAGGGGCGACAGGATTAGGCAGCACCGTTCTCGATGCAGCGGCGGATGCGCGTCTAAATGCGGCGGATGCTTTGACCACTCCGAAAGGCGCTCTGAAGCCTAGCGTGGCAGCCGCAGCGCGATTCGGCGGAGGGGCGGCTGGAGCGATGACGGGAATTGCCACGGGCCATCCTGTGATTGGCGCACTCGAAGGATACCGGGCAGGCCCGAGCTTGCTACGCGCTGCGATTGGTGAACGCACTCCTTTGACGCCCGAAGATATTTTCAATTCCAAAGTGGCAAAGGGCGTCGAAGCTGCGAAAGTGCGCGAGGCGGTACGCAATCTCACGAAGCCGCTCGGCGAGAATGCGCCTACCTCTCCGGACTTCGATCCCGAATCCGATGTGATTCACGTTCCCGAACCGAACGCACCGGCTCCGGGCGAGACTCCGGGCAGCATGTATTCCGTACCGCGTTCAGAAGTGGCGGCGGCTGCGCGAGCGGGGAAAGCAGGAGCGGCTGACGTGCTGAAGAGCCAAGGCAAGACCATCATCTATGTTCCGAAGGGTGCGGGATACGGCGGCGCACGCGTTCCTGCCGCTGAAGCAGTGCCAGACACACCGATAGAGGTTCCAACGCCATGAAGCGATTCGCAATCCTGATTCTATTTCTGCTCGCGCTGTTTGGTACTTCTGCGAAAGCGCAGAACGTGAGCCCGTATCCCTTTCTGAAGATGCAATTCTTTGACAACAACGGGCACGTGTGCTCGGGTTGCATGCTGTTTACCGACGTGGCTGGGACTTCGACCCCGCTTGCGACATACACCGATTCAAGCGGACTTACGCCGAACGCAAATCCTGTGGTAGCGGATTCGGCCGGGCGCATGAATGTGTTCCTTGGGACATCGGCCTATAAGTTCATTCTCACTCTGCCCAACGGCGTAACGCTATGGACGGAAGACAACATCACAAGCAACAACCTGTCGCTGCTTTCGAGCAACAACGTATGGACAGGAACGAACGAATTCACGAACACCGTGACTTTCGACGTGCAAGCGGTATTCAACGCAGGCTTCACCAGCTCGGGGCCGAACATTCTGAACGGCGGCGGGACAATCAATGGCACTTATACCGGGACGCCGACATTCTCCGGGCTCGTCAACTTCTCGGGAGGATTCACCGCAACGATCGGAACTTTCTCGGGGCAGATCATTTCGACGCTCGTAACCGGCACGCCGCCTTTCGTCGTAGCCAGCACGACGGAAGTGCCGAATCTCAACGTAGGAATGCTCGAAGGCTGTACGTGGGAAGTTCCCTGTCCGCTTGGCTCGACAACTCCGAACACGGTAGCGGCAACAACAGTCACAACTACGGGCGACATCACGGACGGAGCGCTATCAGGAAGCGTAGGGAGTTGCGTCGTAGTAGCAACGGCCGGAAAGCTTGCGCCGGCGATGGCCGGTTGCAATATTCCCGCTATCAATTCGGTTACTACGAAACTGCTGGGCGGCAACGTTTCGCTCACCGCTCACTCGCTCACCACGGTAGATACGCAGGCCATCACGATGCCCGCGAGCGGATGTCCCTGCCGCGTGATGATCATGTACACCTACTTCTGGGAGACGATCTCAGGTTCCGGTGCGGACACCGTAAACATCTACGTCACCGATGGCACAGCGAATTGGGCCGTGTCGCAAGGCTCAGCATCGAACGCATCTACTCCAGGTGGGAACAGCGCTACGCAGACGACCGGCTCTTACTCGAACGGAGCGGCACTCACCTTCACCGTTAAAGCGCAGTCGGCAGAGACGCAGCAGATCGACCGCAATGCGGCGGAAATAGGCTCGCTGCAAAGCTTCGTGCAATTTCAGGTCATGCAGTCCAACTAAGGGGGAACTATGAATTGGCAACTGACTCTTCGGAACTTCGGGATTATCGCGGCAAAGAACGCGGTAAACGCATTGCTCGTCAACACCGGAGCATGGTTCATCCTGCCAGCGAACTTCAACCTCTCGAACCATGATGCCGTCTGGAACGTCGTCAAGCTCGCAGCCGTTACCATCGGTTCGCGCGAAGCCGCCGTGTTCGTCCCCAAAATCCTCAAATGGTCGCAAAGTGAGTGATCCAGCACTGAATGGGCTACGATTCAAAGACATATCTGATTGGGTGAAGATCGCAGTTCTGCTCGCTGGAATCATCATCGGTTATGTGAAACTTTCGGACCAAGTTTCTGGGCACACGGGCCAGATTCAAGAAGTGAATCAAAAGCTAGACACCATGAAATCAGACAACGAGACTCGCAATCGGCGTATGCAGCAGGAAGTGGGAGCCATCAAGATGTACCTCTGTTCGAAAGATAATCAGCACTGTTCGGCGGATTCACTGGCTCCGACTCAATAAAATGGGGAAAAGTCTCGATGCTCTCGACAGTCATTTTGAATCGCTCGCTGAATCTCTTCTATCTGAATGCCTTGCTGCTGGGATTCCTGTCGCCATCGTTTGCACGGATCGCGACCTTGCCGACGAACGCATGGAGCTTGCTGAGGGCCGGTCTTGGCTTTCAAACCCGGAACATTCCATGCACCTGCCGCAGTCGCCCGAAGGGAAGTCGAAGGCCATTGACGTCGCTCCCATCGCATACCTCGATATGCCGCTCTGGAATCCCACTGGGCCGCTGTGGGATGAAATAGGGAAAATCGGAAACAGCTTAGGTCTGATTTGGGGCGGCGACTGGATTCACGTGAACGGCGGACGCGGAGACCCTTCACACTTCCAAGCCGCACCGATGATACTGACGGACGAAGAACTCGCAACTTAAAGGAGCAACATGAAATTCAAACTACTGTTCGCGGTGCTGCTTTTTTGTCTACTTTGCGTGGCTGTGCCTGCTGGCTTCGCGCAAACGACTCCCCCTTCTCTTCCAGGATACTCCGTATCAATCAGTGCCGGATATTCGGCGACGTCCGGCAACGCAACTAACAACGGATTCTGGGGCTCGGTCGCTGTTCCGCTCTATACCTTCTCCAGCGTGGTTGCGAAGAAATATGACATGACGCTTTCGCTGCGCGGCGATTACTTCTCTCTGTCGAAGCCTGCTGACTATGTGCTGACGGGCGGACCTGAATTCCGATTGCAGTTCTCGAAGCCGAACCTCTTGAACGGACAAGCCTTTCAGCCCTTCGCCAATGTGGGCCTGGGCATCGCACGCAATCAATGCGTAGCCGCTCAGAACTGCGCGGCCGGTGTGGACCAGACCACACACGCGGCATTCAAGATTGGCGGCGGACTCGATATTCCGGTGAACGCGACGATGAACATTCGCATCCTCGAACTCGACTTCATTCACTCTTCGCTGATACCGGGAACGGGGAATGTGGTGGTGTCGAATGCGGCGCAGCTATCGGCGGGAATCGGTCTACGCTTCTAAGTTGGAATGAAGGCTCTCCGGTGCTAGGCAATTTTTCCCTGATGACAACCCATCCGCAGTATTAGCGTATGGTCACGCCCGGACGTTTAGGTTTCGATTAAGAGCCTTCATGATAGGTTCGCCTTTCCGGCTCCCTACACAACCCTCTTGGCAACTTCGGCCTAAGCGGAATACTAACATGATTCACCCGCACCACATAGCGCACGCGCTCTTGATCGTTCCGAAGGCCATCGGCAAAGCGGTCTACTGGTATTGGGTAAAGTGGCCGGCGCAACAGAAAGGAAAATAGAATGCCGAAGATTGATTTGCACTACTCAAACCTCGATGGCACCATGCAGTATGATGTGAATCTTGACATCGGAGCGTTTGGAGACCACGACTTGCACTCGGCGCATATCGACGTTCCGGGCGTGGCATCGTGGGATGAGCCCGACAAGCAAAGCCTGCTGAAAACATTGGGCACGGGAATCTTCAACGCAGCAGCGAGTCTTGCTGCGATACAAAAAGGGGGAGCAATCGGAGACGCCCCCAAGCCTGAGTGAAGATGCAGAAAAAGCACCAGCGCTTCGGTTGCGGCTCGCGGCGCAGCCCGTGGCCCGCACATACGGCGCAGTAGTAGATGAGCAGAGAGAAAAACGAAATCATTAGTCTGTCAAAACCTCATGCTCGCACAACGCTAATAGCGCGCGGGAACTTTCGCCGTTCCCAATTCATTTCGTAGCTGCTCTTCGCGCCACGATGGGAAGCGATGCTCGCTCACGATTTCGCTTTCTAATTCGCTTTCTAAGGTCTGTCGCAGTAACGCTGAAATGTTCTGCCACCGGTCGGGCTGAACGCACTCGACTACATCGGTTGTCCGCGTAGCGCGGAACCACGCTCGGGCCGTTTGGATGTTCGCGGTGTGACCATGGATGGAATGCATCACGCTCCCCTTGTCGCTCGGGGCCGTTCGCTTCGTTAAGATATACATCTAGCCCCGCCTCGCGTTCCGCACCGAAACCGCAAACCAGATAGCCCAACACAGTACCGCAACGATTCCGGCCGCAAGACACACCATCTTCACCAAGTCCATTATCCCCTGCGTTCCTAGTGTTTCCATGTTGTTTCTCCTTAGCCTGCCTGTAGCGAAAGAATCCAATCTTCTCCGGTGCGTCATGCGGGCTGGCCTGCGGGAACTTTCGCTTGTACAACCAGCGCCAGTAGAAAATCTTCCAGCGAAACGGAAAGGGGCGCAATAAAACGCATTCCCATGTCCAGCTCATTTCTTCTCCCCTTCTGGCAGGGCCTTTGGCTCCGTGGCAGGCATGGCGGCTACCGCGCCCCGTAAAATGCGCGTCGTAGGGCGAGAAGGTCACGCTCTAAGATTTCGACACGCTCAAGCAAGCTAATCTGGTCTGACTCCCGGTTGTCGCGGACCCACCACTCCCAATTGCCACTTTCGTGTGGACCTCTATGGCCCATCCCTAACTGGCAGAGCAGGGTTTCACCATCCTCAACAAACACGTTCCCACATCTCTTTGGTTGCTCTGGTGCGCTCACTACATCCTCCCTCGCGCTATGGTTTTGCAGCAGTACGCTTCTGCTCTGTAGCTTCAGTTTCGGCAGGCATGGTTACGTTTCCTTGTTTGAGCAAATAATCTAGCGACCGACTAACAGCCACAGTTCTAAGTCGCACGTGGCAGCAGATTCTCCATCCGTGGTAGGGATGGGTGGCCGAGATAAACATACCGCAAGGTTTTCCGTTAATAATTGCCTTCGACAGCACGAGACGTGGCTTATTCCAGGTTTCAGTTTTCATGGCATAAGTTTCAGGCAGTGCCACCTGCCGTCCTCACTCTGAAGCAGGAACCTAGATTTGCTCGCGCATCCAATGTGATGTACTGGAACCTTTTCGCAGGCCGATGGCGTCTTGTTGTAACCACAATCGAATGCAGCTAATTCACTTTTATAGGTGGTATCGGGGCCATCCCATTCTGTCGGTACAACGTCAAAAACGTCTGGATGCCCGTTGCTGGTTCCATCGTCACACTTCCATCCGGTTTCTAGCACGACGCAAGTTATTACCGTTCCCCGGGGTGGAGATTGACCATTTAGCGTAATCCGGTCTTTTGACTGCGCCGCTACATTCCCGCAGCCACTTAGCAGCAGACCCGCTAGGCTAGATAGGACGAAGAACTGCGCAAACCAAAAAGAATTTCTCATTGGCCTTCCCCCGTGTGTGCGCTGGCTAGAGCGCGTAGCCCCGGAATTGCTATTCTGAGCGTGGCCTGCTGCTCGCACTTCTCGTGTATATTGAACTCGTCCAGATTGGCCGCGTTACCCTCCAGCCAGTCACAGCATCGCTCAATCGTTTCCTTGCGTACCGCGAGGAGCGCGTCGGCGATGCCACGTTCTAGCGCAATCGTGTCCTCTTGCTCGGCAGCACCACCCTTAATCCAATCCTCGATTACTTGGCGTGCCAGCGGCCCCTCCTGCGGCTGCGCCAATGTGCGCGAATCATCTACGAAGTTCTCCGGGTGCGTGTAGTCCTCCTGCGGCTGCGTGGCGGCAGCGGGTTCGTCGAACTTCGGAGGCTTGGGATAATTAGGCTCGCACGAATCATCGTAGAGGCTGGGGGCGGGCGTGGCGGGCGGCACCTGCGTTGCGCTGATTACTTTCCAGCAGTCTGCACCCACAAGCTCGCGTCCACCTTCAATGACCTGCCACGTATCCCAATCTGCCGTGACGCGCACTGCTTTTGATGGGTCTTTAATTTCCTTCTGGCATCTTGCGCAATAGGGTTTGTCCTTGGGAGCGTCCCTGCGAAAATCGGGGTTGAGTAAGTAGCGAGTGGCGGGCGGCACCTGAGCGCCTGCGAGGACTTCACGGCAATCCATCAGCAGAGTGCGTACTTTGTCGTGCTCCATTGACTCTGGGTTCCACAGCCCACCACATTGCAGGTAATTAGTAATCCGCGCGCACAGCAGCCGCTCCGCTTCCCCCGGCCCCTTAGCCAGCGCAGATTCTAGTTCTTCTGCCGCATCGTCAAAGGCTTCTGCACGTTCTTCGTTTCGCTCTATCTCCACAGGTGAACTGGTGAGCCTAGCTGAAAGTTCGCGCCATTTCGTAGCCAGCTCCCGCAGCGGCGTGCGTGCCCCTTCGTGCTCCGCTTGGCTCATCGGTTAATCATCTCCTCTAGTTTCGTGGTAATCGTGCTCATGCGTATCTCGTTGCAGCGAACGCACCAATGCGGTGAATGAGGACAACCTGCCGGATTCTCGCACTTACCCGTGAACTCCCCGTAGCCTAAGCATCGCTCCCCCTTCGCCTTGCGCGTGCTCATCGACTCTTTCCTTTGCGATTCTCAAATTCCTGGACAGTCGGTCGCGAACACTGCTCCCGGCAGTAGATAACATTCGGGTGCTCGCTGGTTCGGATTGGCCTGCCGCATCGCCTGCATGTCCTCTTGCGCGTGCTCATCCCTGCCTCCGGCATTGACACAGCACACATTCTCCGCGAGTAGATAGCTGGCCTCCGCAGTAGAAACAATATTTCGAGTTAGGGAGTGCGTCCCTCTTGCAGCAGATGCATTTAGTTTCTTCGTTGCCCTTGCGCGTGCTCATATGTCGCTCCGGGTTGGCAGCACGGGCTCGGGGAAAGCAAATCCCACTTCCCCTCTCAGCCAGCGGTTGTATCGAATAGCCGGACCACGAGTAAAGAACTTTACAGGTGGAACTTTATTCTCGCTGGTGGCCGTGGCAAAGAATTGGAGGCACCGCACATTGCAGTGTCGCCCTACGCGGACAAGCCATGCCTTTTCTAATCGGCAACGCGACGGAGATTCAATCCAGACGGTGTGAAACCAAACGACGTACTTGCGAGCGATCCATGCTGCCGCTGCGAATATTGCCCGCGTTTTCTGATTGCTCATGGTGCGAAAGTCGCCGTGGTAGGGAGGATCCATAATCACGACATCGAAGCTATCTTTTGCGAAAGGCGGTATCCAAGCATCTCCCATGACATGCGGACGGGTAGAAGGATCCATATCAAGACGCACTCCGAAGTCAGCTTTCCCTCCAAAAAGATGCAAAACCGAATCGGTTCCAATCTCTCGCAGAAGAAGCTCCTTTACGTCTTTAGGGAACGCCCATCCATCTACGCTGCGGCGCGGGTTGGAACTACACATCAATATTTCCACCGAAGGCTTCACGTCCCATCCTCCCTTTCGCTATGCCTGCCCGGGTTCTCGGGTCTACATCTCAACGCGCCAAAAGTCTAAGTTGCCCTGTTTCTCGCTCGCGCCGTTCTCGCCGGTGCAGAATGTGAATCTTCACGTCGTATCGCAGGTGGCAACGGTTGCACATCGCTTTCAAATGTTTGCGGCGGCAGCACTTCGGCGTGTGGCAGAGATGCGCCGTGGTCAGAGTTACGATTCCCCGCGCCCACTTCGCCGGATGCCTGTGAAGCTCTACGCAGCGTCGCGGCCCTCCGGTCGTTCGATGCAAGCCGCACTCGCCCATACATTCGCACTGCGAAATCCCATCCGCATTCTTCGCCCGCTCGCGAATCTCCCGGCTGATTGCCTTCCAGCTTTTCGCGTAGAGTTTACGATTCGTTGCCATCAACCCTTCTCCGTGGCCTGCTCCCCTCACTTGCAAATCAATACCTGCCAGCCCTCGACCGGCCCTTCGTCCACTTCCTCACCCTCGCGCCATCGCACAGTATCGGAAGCGATTGAATGCTGGTCTGAATTTTCATACCGCTCGTCCACGTCATCTTGGTCATATCCGCGCTCCAGCACCGAAACCTGAATATCTATCGCCTTGAAGTGGTCATCGCCAAAACCAGAGTAGCGTCGGAACTTTGGATTCTCCTTAATGGCAAGTAGCGCCGCGATTTCTGCCTTAATTTCTTTTTCCGTTCTCAGCTTAGTTCTCATTCGCGCTCCCCTTTGCTGTGGCCGCTCTTTGCGGGCAAGAGTTCGCTTTCAACAACAGCCCATGCATCGACTAAATCGCGGCGCAATCCAGGCATCACCATTTTGTACCGCCATTCCCTTGCAGACGCGTCCCAATATCGTCCGGTGATAGTGCGGCGCAGACGACGATCGCCCTTGAATGTAATTCTCCGTCCGATGCGAAATTTTGGTTTGCGCTTCACGGCTTCTTTCCCTCGCCTGCGGCCTCGCGCTCGCTAACTTCTACTGCGCTGGCCTTGTGGCTTTGCCTATATGTGCGGTCGGCCCTTTTGATATTCCAGCGATGCACTTCTAGCGCTTGTGCCGCCGCCATCCTCTCCCATTTGTACAAATGGTCTCCGCGCAGAAAAGCTACGGCCATATCCAAGGCTCTCCGGTAGCCCACTTCTTTTCGTTGTGCGCTCACTTTTCACCGCCTGCGGCCTCGTAGACCGCTCGCAGGGCTGCACAAATCGGACACACGGCACGCCGGATAAATTTATGCTCATGCTTCTCGGCGGCATCAACCAAACGCGCGAGAGGAGCGAAGTGTTCTGCAATGTCGTCGGTTAAATCCTCGGCAATCACAAAGACACCCCACGGCTCGGCGCAATTCTTTGCCAGCTTCTCGATTACCGCTCGCGCTTCCATTCGTTTTTCCTTTTGGATATGGTCGCGTTCGATATGCCTTGTAAGTTCAGCCTTGGTGTAGCCCCACCAGCTACAAATAGCGCAGGCATGATAAGTTCGTGGCTTCCGCACCGCTCGCGCTTTGGCGTCAGGGGTCATGGGCGTAAGTCTGATTCCGAAATAAAATCAACGAATGTCATATCTTCTGGCTCTCCGCACGGGCGCGATGCTGTCACTATAAAGCGGCCCTTCTCTGTGATTATCACATCACCCTTAGCTAATCGCGGGTCCGACCATGCGGCAAAGGAATCCCCGACACGTTCAATGTTGTGTCCCCAGAATCGGCGCGTGAAGTCAATTTCTCGCCCGGTGCGCTTGATTTTG